ATGCAGTTATTGAGACAAGATCTGACTGACCTGTTCATTCGTCAGGGGAGCGACTGGTCAAAGGACGCGATTTATACCGCCCTGAAAAATAAAGGTGTGGATCTGGCCGAACTGGAGCGTCTTCAGAATTTAAAACCGGGCACGATGCGTAATGCGTTTTATCGTGCCTGCCCGGCTTATGAGCAAGTAATCGCTCAGGCTATTGGTGTTGAACCAGCGGTAATCTGGCCCAGCCGTTATCAGCCCAAAAATTCGCAGCATGTAGCCGCGTAAGGTGTGGGTATGTGGGTTACTGCTAAAGAATGTGCTGGAGTGAAGGGGTTCCCTTCCGCAGAAAAAAACATTCGGATCAGGCTGGAACGCGCCACTGAACAAAATCCGGAATGGCGACGTAAGCGCACAGGTTCCAAAGCCTTTGAGTACCACATCGACTGTCTGCCTGCTGATGCGCAGAAGGTGTTGCGCACTCGTCTGGCTAAGCAGTTACTTGATGATGCCTCTGTGCCCGCCGTGGTTGACGGTAAGGCCAGTAAAAATCTTTCCGTGCGTCAGTCGCTTGAGGTGATGGTTAAATGCCCTGAACTGGCGTTACGTGAAGTTCAGTCGCTTACCGATAAGCAAAAAGCAATCGCTGATGCCCGTATCCTGCTGGCCGCAGAAGTTCACAAACTGCGTAACTTTGGCGGTATGACACGCACCGCAGCCGTGAAATATATCGTTGAAGGTGTGCGTAATGAGGCGCTGGCTGAGCGTGTTATCACCGCCGCCAGCATGGCAAACGCCCGCCAGGGTAAAACCCGCAAGGGTATCAGTACCGGCGCATTGCAGGAGTGGTATTCCGCATTCCTGCTGGTTCAGGGGGATGCCATCAAGCTACAGGCATTGCTGGCACCCGGTCATCATAAGGCGGTGCCATGGCAGCAGGTGCCCTGGCTGGATGACTTCTTCATGTTCTACCGGACATGGCAGCGTCCCACCATCACGGATGCCTACTCCCGCTTTGCTGAATGGTGGAACCGTGTGTATGCCAATAATGACGCCATGCTGGCCGCCATACCATCTGTTGATGCGGTTACGCGGCTTTTAAGAAAGGTGCCGGTTATCGTCAAAGAGCGCTTTCGCTCCACCGGTTCCGCATGGCGTTCGCTCAATCCGTTTGTGCGGCGCGAGTGGACAACGTTACCGGTTAATGCTGTCTGGGTCGGGGATGGTCACTGTATGAAGATGGAAGCCTTTAACCCCGAAACGGGAAATATCTTCCGCCCGGAAATTACGCTGATTATGGACGCCGGACAGCGCTTTATTGTCGGCTGGTCGCTGGCCCTGTCTGAAAGCACCGTTGCGGTGGCTGACGCCCTGCGTCACGGGATGATGCAGCACGGTATCCCGCTGATTTATTACTCCGATAATGGCGGCGGGGAAAAGAACCGGAATCTGGATGCGGATATCACCGGTATCCTGCCCCGTCTGGGGGTTGAGCACCATACCGGCATTCCCGGCAATCCGCAGGGGCGCGGGATTATCGAACGTGTGAACAAAGAAATACCCCGTGATGTGGCACTCAGTTTTCAGAGCTATTGCGCAAAGAATGCCGACGACGAAACCGTTCGTATGCAGCAACGTATCGCCAGGTCTGCGCTGGTTGCCATGCATAAGGGCAAGGACCTGACAAAACGGCAGGCGGCAGCCGCTGGCAAAATCCCCACATGGGAGCAGTTACTTGAAGCCATCGAACTGGAAGTGGCGCGTTATAACAACCGTCCGCATACCAGCCTGCCCCGTCGGGAGAACGGTGAGCATTACAGCCCTGCGGCTTACCGGAAAATGCTGATTAAAGAGCAGGCTGCGGAAATTGATTATCTGTCACCGGATGAACTGCACGAAATGTTCAGACCCGAGATTGTCAGAACCACGTCACGGGGTGAGGTACGCCTGTTCAATAATATCTACTTCGCCCACGAACTGGCGGCGGAAAGCGGGAATGAGGTGCGTGTCAGTTACGACATTCATGACGCAAACAGTGTGATTGTGCGCCGTATGGATGGCTCCTTTATCTGTGATGCCATCTGGAACGGGAACCGGGTTGATGCGTTCGCCAAACCCGTTATTAAGAAACTCCAGGAACAGCGTGTTAAAGGGCGTATCGCCAGAGCAATGGAAACCATTAATGATGCCAACCGAGAGCTTAAGCCCGCCATTGAGCACAAAGAGGATGCGTATCTTACCGACCTGTTACTCAGAGCGGAAAAGGAAGCTGAGGCTATTCGTCTGATGGATGCGGGTGAAACGGATGTTCCCAAAAACGGAACATATCACGATTAAGGTTGGTTTTATGGAAAAGTTAATTACTCAGTTAAAAAGTGTAATGGAGCGTCGGGGGTATTCGCAGAGTTATATTGCCCGTGAAATAGGACGCAGTGTTGCAGTTATTAATCAGTTTTTGCAGGGGAAATATAAAGGGGATGTGGCGGGTCTTGCACTCAAAATCACAGATTTTATTCAGAGTGACGATGACCGCATTGCTGCAAGATTTAAAAACCCGGTATTTGCGGAAACATCACTCACCCGTGAAGCTGTTCGTGTTATTGATTTCGCGCGCAAATACGGAACCATTTGCGCCATCACTGGCGTGGCCGGAATTGGTAAATCAATGATTCTTGAGGAATACGCCCGCTCGCATCCTAATGTGCTTCTGCTGGAAGTTGGTGCTGGTTTCACTCCTCGCGCCTTTATGAACGCCCTGTTAAAACTGATTAAACCGACAGAGAGCCATCAGGGGACAACGGCGACTCTGACCGAGCGGTGTATCAGTGAACTGGCGTCAGCCAGACGCCTGATACTCATTGATGAAGCGGAATTGTTGCCGTATCAGACGCTGGAAGCGCTGCGGCGCCTGTATGACACAACGAGTATTGGTGTCGTTCTCGCCGGAATGCCGAAACTAACCGATAACCTGCTGGGGGAAAATGGTACTCACACGCAACTTCACAGTCGCGTTGCCCGCTATTTTGAGCTTCCGGATGGACTGGGGCATGAAGATTTTTGCGTGATTGCAAAACAGATGATGCCGGAAGCGGAAGATGAGGCAATCTGTAATTTACTGTTTGAATACTCGGGCGGTAACGGACGTCGCATGTCAAATATTGTGCGCGGTGTATATGAAGAAAGTGAAAGGCGCGATATGCCGGTTAGTCTTGGATTAATGAAAATCTGCACAGAATCCCTGATGGCCTCGCAGCAGAAAAAGAATCACCGTAAAGCGATAGCGAATATCAGATAAGTTTATTGGTTTTATTACTGCTAATTACAGATGGTATTAATTATGGAAAAGCAAATTATTAATGTGGCGCACTCACGCGCCCGCGCTGAGATTAACACGCATGGTGGCCGCGTGGTGGGCTGGCATCGTTCTTTACCACTTGTCTTTGCCCTTCCACCTGCGGGCGGGACGGTGTGGCCTGTAACGGAAATCACGGAAGTGTTCGGTGGTCTGCGCCGGGTGGTGCAGGCGTCATATATCGGCGGGTGTACCGTCATCTGGCAATAAAGAGGGTTTTAATCATGGTTAAAGTTGAATTTATTTTTACGTCACTGGAAAGCGATAAATCTGCTCAGGGGGGGTAAACACGGGGCTTGCGGTCGAGGTGAAATCAACCGGGCTGGATACCCCGGCTGATGGTCCGGCGCATGTATACGGGGCAATTCTTATGCATAAGAAAATGGAGGTTCTGAAAATTATTAACGATGAATTTGTTCGTACCTGTGAGGCGAACGGGTTTGACGTGGTATCCACATCCATGACGAAGGGGAATGCAGGGAATAACACGGTTAACTGAAAAGTAATATCGTCTGTTCGTTTATTTAATCTGAAATTAACTGAATCATGAGGTGAATTATGGGTGTAAGAGTGGTTATTGAGTTCAGAGAAACTAATGGTGCAATGAAGACACTGACCCGTGTACAGGGTAATGGTCAGGAAACATCAGAGGAATTAAACCGTGCGATGGCTATGGCGAAGGCGGCTAACGCGGTTATGAAAGAAATGCATAACGGAGAAACCCTGAAGGAAACATCAAATGATGAACGTATCCGGGAGGTCATGGCGCGTGGTTATCAGCGTGATTCACAGGTGCATTAATTAAGGAAATAAAGATGGCTGTCAGATTAGTTGTGGATGTTAATTTTAGCGAGAAAAACGGACTGACGATTTATCAGCGTTGTGAACCCCTGACCGGACAGGTCGCGCGGGAGGAAAGTGCCTTTGTGACGGCGGTAATGAATGTAAATGGCCGGGTCATTAAGGATATCAATCGCCAGCAGGCGCTGCGAAAAGAAATACTGAGTGTACTTAAACGTTTTGAAGAAATGACAAAAGGAGACGGTGGCAATGGTTGCTAAAACAAAACGCATTAAATCCGCTGCGGCGGTGTATGTTCCGCAGAATAAAGAGGATGTTATTGGCGATATTAAAAAGATTGGTGACCTGCAGCGTGAACTGGAGCGCGAGCAGACCATCATGAATGACGCCATCGGTGAAATTACTGAGCGCCATGCGCCGGGTATTGAGTCCCTGAAAAAGGATATCGACCTGCTGAGTAAGGGGATTCAGGGCTGGTGTGAGGCACACCGTGACGAACTGACACAGAACGGTAAGACCAAAACGGCCAGCCTTATCACAGGCAAGGTTGAGTGGCGCAACCGTCCGCCTTCTGTGGGCATCCGTGGTGCGGAGACGGTGCTTGAAACCCTGCGCCGCCTGAATCTGGACCGCTTTATTCGTACCAAAGAAGAAATCAATAAAGACGCCATTCTGAACGAACCGAAAGCCGTTGAAGGCGTGGCGGGTATTACCGTTCGCAGTGGTATCGAGGATTTCTCCATTACACCGTTTGAGCAGAATACGGGGGCGTGATACGGCAATGAGAGTGAATGAATATGCCGCTAAAAACCAGTATGCAGCCTATGCCACCGGCGCAGGGCGTGCCGAACGTAACGGCGAATACGGGAAAGCGGCGGAATTATGGCACAGAGCCGCAGCGTCGCCGTGTTCGTCCCTTCGCCGTCAGTGGGCGCAGGCCCGCGCGGCGTTCTGCGAGAATGCACACATTAAAGGCTGGAGACTGAGTGATGAAGGCGAAAGAGTTTAACCGGCGTTATCCGGTCGGAACAAAATTTATGCATATTCCGGAACCGGTGTTACGGGGTGCCCGGGTGGTCAGCACCACAGAACCCGCGAGAGATTTTAAATGCGGCTGTATTGTGGAAATAAACGTTGAGCCTTATTTCGTGAAGGTCGAAACGCTGAAATCACCGCATTAATTTAATTCGTATTTAAACCTTATTTAAATAATGGCGTAAACCCGCCGGGGCTGGCTTACGCCTGAATTAAGGAAAACAGAATGAAAACATTAACGCATGAGCAATATTTAGCGCTGCTTTATTCACAGAATGTGGAGCGTCAGGATTATGCCGTTATCTGCCCGATGTGCGGCACCGTGCAGTCCGCCCGCCTGCTTATTCAGGCTGGTGTTGCACCTGATTTTGGTGGGGCCGTCCGCTATCTGGGATTCAGTTGTGTGGGGCGTTTCACCGGGAAAGGCTCCCCGTCGGTTGAGAAAGGTAAAAACCACGGCTGCGACTGGACGCTGGGTGGATTACTTCACTGTCATGTCATGGTGCTGGAAGACCCGACGGGCGTTAAGCGTCCGGTATTTGAACCCGCGTCACCGGAGCAGGCCCGCGAGCTGGCCGCGCGTATGGGGGTGATTTATGAGTAACGAAAAGTATCTTGCCAGAATTAAAAAACTGCTGCGTCTGGCAAAAGGCACCTCCAGCCCGGAAGAAGCCATGAATGCGATGGCAAAGGCGCAGGCTTACATGCGGAAGTACGGCGTCAGTGAAAGTGACGTTGAATTGTCAGAGGTTCGTGAAGCGGCCAGCACCGGCGCACCGAGTGATGCGCGCAGCGTTCCCCGGTATATGCACGGTCTGTGTACGCTGGTTTGCCGGGCCTTTGGTGTTGAATGCTACATCAGTGGCCGCTGGCGTTCGTCCGGTTCGCTGAAACGTCATGTCTGTTTCTACGGGCCTGACGCCCGCCCTGAAATCGCTGCATATGCGTTTGATGTGCTGTCCCGCCAGATGAAGGCGGCGCGGAAAGCGTATCAGGACAGGCACTGTAAACGCTGTAAGCCTGCGACACGTACCGCCCGTGGCGACCAGTTCTGCGAGGGATGGTGTTCAGGGGCTGCGCGGGTCATTCAGGAATTCGGGGTATCGCCACAGGAAGCAGGACTGATGGAGCGTTATACGCAGCGGCTGCGTGAGTGTCAGGGAGTGCGTGACGGTGACATGCGCGAGGCGAAAGCGTGCCGGGGTGCCGCCAGTGCATCGACTGCCGGATATTTTGAGGGTAGGAACGCGAAGCTGCACCAGGGGGTAAACGGGCGCGGTGATACACAGGCTTATATCGGGAGAACGGTCTCATGATGAATCTGAGTACGGCATCACGCAGCCGGAAGTGTATCCACCAGACCTACAAACCGTGGACGGATGAAGAGCGCCGGTTTGTGGCGGAAAACTACCGGAAGTACCGGTCTGCGGAACTGGCCCGCCGGATGGGAAGAACGCAATCCTCCGTGCGACAACAGGCCCATAAAATGGGTGTCACCAGACACTTCTGGCGTCCCGAAGAACTTCATTTTCTGGCGGCCAGTGCGGGTACGATGACCGTATCCCGGATTGCGGCAGTACTGGGCAAAACGCCCCGTTCAGTTGCCAGCGTTGCCTGGCTGAACGGCATCAGTCTGTACAAATGCGGTGATAACCATCCGGGAACCCGAATCAGTGATGCGGATGTGCTGCTGATGCGGGAGCTGGCTGACGCGGGTCTTTCTTATGCGGAAATCGGGCGCAAGTTCGATGTCTGCCTGAGCGAGGCGTATCGCCTGTGTAACTACCGGAAAATCGCTGCGGATGCGGTGGTCCATAACCTGCTGCCACGGGAGGCCTGACATGCTGGTCTTTGTCAAAGAGGCGCTGTATCAGCCCGGCCAGCGCCATGAATACCGTCTCAGTGACGGCGGTGTCGTCGTCGAGTTCCCCACACTGCCCTCGTCGTCCCACTGGAAATTTTACGACAACGGCGGGCACCGCATTGTGAAGAAATCCATCCAGGCCGCCATGAAAGCGGCGGTGGAGCGCCATAAACGGAGGTTTAACTGCAAATGAACATTGAATTTCATGACCACGGCGCAACGGCGACCATCATCATTAACAGTTGGTTCTGGGAGTTCGGGCGTCACTGCCGTGCGGTGGATGCGGCGCTGTTTGTGGCACCGGGAAGCCGGTATCAGATGAAAGGCGGCATTTTTATGAAAACGGTTATCAACGGTAAGACCGTGCCCCTGTTGCGGGCGCTGAAAGTGGCAAAGCAGGAGGCCGCGCGATGATTGACAGGATTTATACGGTGTTAATGGTGGGGCTGTGTGTTCTGGGCTGGCTGTACATCATTGCTAAAGCGTGGGGCTGGTTTATCGGTATCGCCTTTCGTCAGTGGGACAGGCGTCGGAAACTGGAGTGTCAGCAAAAAGCGATTAATGCGTTGTACGACGCTTTCGGACTTGAGCAACTGGAGCCGGGAAGCCGTATCACTGCCACTACTGGTGCGTTTCTTATCGTAATGTGCCGTCGGGAAAACAAGGGGGCATGATGTCCAGAACGGCACGTGAGCGCATGAACAACAAACACGGGCATGACTATCAGCGTGATGGCTCAATTTACATATGCCGGTATTGCGGAACGGCGGAGCATCGTAACGGTAACTTTTGGTGGGCTGGCCGTTTTTCTGAATGTGAGCCGCCATGCGGTGATGACGTGGCGGGCCAGGATGCCTGGTTTGATGCTGCGGAAAACCCTGCCCGCAACAGTACCACGCAGGAGGTGAAGTGAGATGGCCGTAATTTATGGCATGACGCTCGCAACCCTTTGTTACCTCAATAATTACGCCATTTCGCAGGGGCAACGAACTGCTGTATTTATTGTTGTGGCAATGGTCTCTTTGGTTTTCGGTTGTATGGCCGGGAGGGGGTATGCATGACAATCGCAAATGACCGGGTAGTGTTTGCCGCGTGGTACACCGGTGTTCTGTGTGGTATCAGTTGGGGGATGGTGCGATGAATTCACCTGTCGCAAAGCGTCTCATTGGCGCAGTTAAGGCCGGTCAATCTTTTCTGGGCTGGGATGATGTGACTTACCGTAGTGTTATTGCCCGTTTAACGGGCGGTAAAACCAGCGCAAAGGCCTGTTCCATGCGGGAACTGTCCGACATCAAAGAGTACATGCACCGTCAGGGATTTCCGCGCAAAGCGCCGACAGGTAAAGGCCGTCGCCCTAAAGTCGCTATGAGTCGTCAGGCGGTATTGTCCAAAATTGAGGCGTTGCTCTCAGATGCCGGGCGTTCGTGGGCATATGCGGAAGGGCTGGCCGCTCACATGTATAAGCAGCATGTGATCGAGTGGCTTAGCGATGAACAACTTACCGGTGTTATGGTGGCGCTGGTTAAAGATGCCAGAAAAAGGGCTGGCAAAGCATAAAAAATGAGGAAGTTATGTTAAAACAAAAAGGTAAAAGACCTGTCGCGCTACTGATTCTTTTTTATATCCTTTGGGTCATTAGTGATATGAGTTCCAGTACGGTGTTCCAGCAAATTTATTATGTCCTGTGCCTGATCGCTTCCATACTGGCGCTGGGGGTTTTTGTTGTGTGTGTGGAACTCAATGAACGGGCAATGGAAAAACGGTTGAGCACCGATGTGAAACCCAGTGTTGAGTTACCACAGGAAAAAGAACGGAATGCCAGTGAGTGGGTGGAAAGCACAAAAAGTAAATAGTTGATTTCATAAAGTCACAGTGATTCAATCGCATCGTTAAAACTGTTCACAAAAAAAGTAATTAAGCCCTGCCATTGCGCGGGGCTTTTTGTTTTTTGGCTGTACACCCGATCAGTGCTGGCTATAATGTCAGCATTGTTTCTTTGTGGAGTATCATCATGCAGACTATCGGGGATGTTGAGCTGGAACGCGTACAGCGACTGCTGCCGGATTCTGCCCTGCAACTGGTTGATGTGCTGGGCTGGCCTGCCACTGCGCGACTGATTAGCGCCTTCGGTGGAGCCACCCTTTCCGCAAAATCCGGCGCACGTGCGGAGCGTTCCGGCGGTGTGCATAAGCTGTTGCGCAGTGTACTGACCGAAGATGAGAGCAAGGCGCTGACCCGGTATCTGGGCGGTGCGCCGTTTTATATTCCCCGTTGTGATCAGGCGCTGCGTGCCCTGCGTAACGCCCGCTTTCTGTCAGAACTGCATCAGCAGCAGAACTCCGGTCACTCCACCCGTCAGTCGCTGGCGCTGTTGTGTCCCCGGTACGGTATATCAGACCGGTATGCCTGGCGGCTCATACGAGAGCGATACAATATGCAACTGCTGAAAAGCCCCACTCAGGTGGGGCTTTTTGATTAATGGCCCATGAAAAATGAAGGAATCTCAATGACAAATTTTGCTAATCCCGGCGAGTTCACCGCTTACAGTGAACAGGCTTATGATGCTGCGTACCGTCGCTATGCCCTGATGCATAACCTGAGCCAGGTGCTGATGCGTTTGCGTGATGATATCGATTCTCCCATCCCGGAAAACTGTTTTCAGGCAGAACTGACGGAAATTGCCCGCGCCGACCTTGAAATGCGCGCCGCGCTGGCGCAGGCTAATAACGCCGCCGCGTTGTGCGGCAAACCGCCTTTACGGTTAAGCGATCTGACCCGTTCCCGGAAAGCGTAAACCGCTGAACCCCGTCAACCTCCGCTGGCCTCCAGCCCTCCCTACACTGGCACCATCCTTTTTTATGGTGGTGCCCGATGAACCCACAACATTCCACACTGTCCGTTTACATCACCTCGCTGGCGACGTTTCTGATCAGCCTGATGCCCCTTGAGCAGTGGATGGTGGTCGGGCTGGTTGTGGGTATCGCCGCCACGGTGATCACCTGTGTGACCAACGTCCTCTTTCGTGTCCTGTCGTACCGGGTGCAAATCCGGCGCTGGAGGCACAAATGAAGCAGCGTACTATCGGCAATGCCACGCTGTACTGCGGCGATGCGCTGACCATTCTGGCGCAACTGGCGCAGAACATGCCCGGCGGCATTGATGCCCTCATTACTGACCCACCCTACAGCAGCGGAGCCACCCATAAAGCCGGGCGTACCACGCAGGCCCCCTCCGAAAAATACTGTAAGGACGGCGACTATGCTGGCTTTGCCGGCGAAAACATGGACCAGCGTTCGTGGCAGTTCTGGGCGCAGCAGTGGCTCAGTCTGGCCTGCCGTCTGGTCCGCCCTGAAGGTTACGCGATGGTGTTCAGCGACTGGCGGCAGTTGCCGGCGCTCACCGATGTTTTTCAGGCCGGCGGTTTTGTCTGGCGTGGCATCGTGCCGTGGGACAAAACCCTGTCATCACGCGCCCCGCATACCGGGTATTTCCGACACCAGTGTGAATACGTGGTCTGGGGGAGTTGTGGCGGTCTGGCGAAAAGCACCCAGGGCGGGCCGTGGCCGGGCATGGTGACCTGTCGGGTGAATCCTGCCAGGAAGCGCCATATGACAGGTAAGCCGCTGCCCCTGATGGCGGAGCTGGTGAAGCCCGTCGCGCCGGGCAGTGTCATTCTCGATCCTTTTATGGGATCGGGTACGACCGGACTGGCCGCGCTTGAGCACGGCTGCCGCTTTATCGGGATTGAAATCAGCGAACATTATTTTGATGTGGCCTGTGAACGCCTGACCGCAGCGGTTAACGGGGGGGACGTATGAGCCTCAACACCGGCAGCAAAATCTCTGCCGTGGTCTGCTCGGTCATGGTGATTATCGGACTGACAGCGGTCAGGCATCCGGGGCAGTTACGGACCTCCCGGCGCGGACAGGCATTCATTGCTCAGGCCGAAGCCTGTCGCCGTGTTCCGTACCGGTGCTTTGCCGGACGGGCCACGGTGGGGATCGGCAGTACCGGTGACGTCGTTATGACGAAGCGGTATACCGATGACGAAATCGCCGACCGCTGGTTCTCCGATATGTACACCGCTGAAACCTGCGTTAACCGGTATTTTAACGGGCGTTTAATGCCGCAGTTTCCTTTTGAGGCAATGACTTCGGCAGCGCTGAATGTCGGCTGTACCGACCTGCGCTGGAACAAAAAACATCACCATGTGACGCAGATTTACCGGGAAGCACAGACGCAGCACTGGACGGCCATGTGCCACCACCTGCCGGATTTTCGTTATTCCGCCGGTCATCCGGTACTGCTGAAACGCCGGTTGCGCGAGGAGGCATGGTGTTTACATCCCTGAACCGCATCCCCCTGATTGCCTGTGGTGGCCTGCTGGCGCTGCTGGTCCTGTGCTGGCAGGCGTATGAGGACGACGAAACTGCTATCGGCAGTCTTAACAGCCAGGTTTCAGCACTGACCACCGAACGGGATGATGCCCGGAAAGCGCAGGCATTGCAGGCCTTTCATTTTAACCGCATGAACCGTATTACCGGGGAGGCACAACGTGCAAACCAGCAAACCGCAGACCACGCGGAACACCTTCGCCACGCGGTCCATAACAGCCTTTCGGCACAGTCCTGTCATGCTGTGCTGTTGCCTGTCGCTGATTCTGACCGGCTGCTCGGCTACGTCTCGCAGTTGCGTCAGACCGCCTTACACCCGGATGCCGCCACAGGTGCTGGCACCCACCATTCCGGCGCTGCCCCCCGGCGACTGACGTGGGGACAGGCCATCGAGTGGATCCCCCTGTTACTGGGGAACATTCAGTCATGTAACCAGGATAAAGCGGCAGCCCGCCGCATTGATGAGGAACGAGCCAGTGAAACCACGTCAACGCAGTAAGCGACGTATGAATAACGTGCGTCAGTGCGATCCCGTACTGACCGACATTAACGCCAGTCTGCAACACCTTGATCAGCAACTGGATGATATTCGCGAGGCAGCGACTGATGCAGCCATTAAACGCGGGGCGGTGGCCGGGGCGATGGCGGGCGCTGTCGCCAGTCTGGTGGTCACTACCGCCGTCATTCTGATCCGCGCGCGGATGGGGTGCTGATGGCGTACTCCAGGGAGACCCGCGACAAACTGCGCCGGCTGTACATCTATAACCAGTGGTCGCTGGAGATTGTGGCGTCCCAGACGGGCGTGGCGTTTTCCACGGCTGCCCGATGGAAGAAGGAGGCGCAGGACAGCGGCGATGACTGGGACAAGATGCGCGCCGCCAACCTGATGGCGAGCGGCGGCATGGAAGACGCCGGGCGCGCGGTGCTGATGAGTCTGGTCACGCAGTGCCAGGCCGCCACGGAAGCGATTAATACCGAAGCAAACCTGCCGGCAGAAAAGCGTGTGGAGCTGCTCGCCAGTCTGGCGGATGCCTTCAACAAAGCGACAGCGGCCAGTAAGAAAATCCTGCCTGAAACCAGCCGGCTGGCGATTGCCATCGAGGTGGTGCAGGCGCTGGGTGAACACATTAACCGGAAATTTCCCGCGCAGAAGCTGGCGTTTGTGGAAATCCTCGAATCCTTTAGTGAGGTAATTGAAGATGACTTCGGCTGAGAAACAGGAATTCGCCACACTGCTGTATCTGTTCCGTGGCATGGCAGCCTCCGCCACCGGCGAGGAACGTGCAGCCATTGACGCCGCTGAAGCGGAATCCCGCGCGTTTATTGAAAAACTTCGCGCAGATCATCCGGATGGCAGCGGTCTGGTCGGTGGCCTGATTGCGGTACTGGATACGGTTGTTAACAGTGAAATTATGTAAGGAAAACGAAATGAAAGCAGTGACATTAAATGTGGAACAAATTCGGGAACTGGCGACGTTCACGGGACTGTCTGTTGAAGTGCCGGAAGGTCTGGAAACGGATACCCGGTGGAACATCACCCCCGGGCATATTCCGGGGTTTGAGACAGACAGCGGCGAACATTTCCCGGATTACGACGGACTGATTGCTTACACCCGCGATTTACCCGAAGACCAGTCCGGCGTACTGGCGCTTGAAAGTCATGGCGCGTTAACGACGGACTGACGGGGATTACCTGTTATGCAGTTTGTTACGTAACCGCTCAATTCTGGCCGGATAGCTGTAGATAAATTCAAGGAGCATTCTGGTGATATTTCTGATCTCAGTGGCTTCTTCATCCGTAAAAAAATCATCAGTGTCATGGGTGGCACTGTTACCAAAAATCCGGATGGTGTGCGCCCATGATTTTAATGATTCAGGAATAACACCCTTAGCCGTCAGCTTTTCGATTAAAACGGACAGCTTGTCTTTGCAGCCCAGTTGTTCCCGGCACACGGCTTCCAGCGTCTTCCGGCATCCGGTGACAATCATTGTCGGGGAGGATGCGCCAAGGATGTTTTCCCGATAATGCCGGGATATCAGGTCAGGCAAAGCTTCCGGCATTTCCATGCCGGCATCCGGGTACATGGCATCAATACGAAAATAAGGGGCAAGGTCATGTCCCATGGAGTCACAGCTAATCGTCATGGACGCATAGTTTTGCTGGGTCGTTCTGGCTGACTGCCGGACAAAATCAAGCGACAGGCGGTTCAGGAAACGATGGACCTCATAAAAGGGATTACCGGAATCGGCGTTGTTTTTAAGGGAAATATCGATTGTCAGTGGATTATGGCAGGACGCGCAGACAAACAGTCCCCTGAACTGTCTGTTACTGTCGTGCCAGGTGATCCGGTTATCAGCATTTTTATGTTTTTCCCGTAACGGGGATGCGTGCAGTAACTGAAAGTCAGTTGTCCGGTTGCAGTACGGACAATGTAAATCGCAAAAATGGTGGAGATAAGCCATGAAAACCTCATCAGACATGATTAATACAACTGCGTGCAACATAGACAATCTGCTCAGCAGCCACTGTTCTCGCGAAGAAATTGAGCGGGAACTGGCATCCCTGCTCAATGATGCAGGCCAGGATGCGTTTCTGTGTGCGTTAGCCAGCCAGTTATTTATCTGGCGGCATCTGATGTTGCGTGGACAGTAAAACATTTTCCTTGTTGTGTTAATGCCCTGTCCGGTCACTCGCAAAAATCACCGGACAGTGCAAATTTAACACAATACCCCTGTGCCGGGCAGGGTTAATCCCGGCACTCATTACACAGAGGGTTGTCGTGGCTAAGAAATTTGATCGCAGGGCGTTTCGTGAACAACTGGCGGAATACATCGCCAGCCTTCGCCAGACCATTGAAGCGGAGTGTCTCGATTTTGACGTTGATCCGGCGGCCCGTGAAGCACGCCGCCGGCAGGTCTGCGATCCGCTGACGGGCTACGATTTTTTCACGAACACCTATTTCCCGCACTACATCCGTAATCCGGCCCGTAGCCAGTTGCATAACTACCTGTTTTCCCGGCTGCCCAAAATCATCGTCTCGCCGGACAGTGAGGATGACGCCATCGCCGCGCCACGCGGCGAAGCCAAATCAACGCTGGTCAGCCAGTTGTTCACCCTGTGGTGCATTATCCGGGGGATCAAACATTACCCGGTCATCATTATGGACAGCATCGACCAGGCCTACCCGATGCTGGAGGCCATCAAGGCTGAACTGACCTTTAACCCCCGTTTAAAACACGATTTTCCTGACATCTGTCAGCAAGGCCGGGTCTGGCAGATGGGCACCATCATTACCGCCAACAACATCAAAGTGACGGTGGCCGGTTCCGGTAAAAAGCTGCGTGGCCTGCGCCACGGGCCGTATCGCCCCGACCTGATTATTCTTGATGATATCGAGAACGACGAGAACGTCCGCAGCCCGGAGCAGCGCGACAAGCTGCACAACTGGCTGAAAAAAACGGTCATGCCGCTGGGGGAAGCCGGCGGCAAAACGGACATCATCTACATCGGGACTATCCTGCATTACGATTCGGTGCTGGCCCGCACGCTGGATAATCCCCTGTGGCGTACCGCGCGATTTAAAGCGGTGATACGGATGCCCGACAATATGTCGCTGTGGGATGAGTGGGAGACGATGCTGGCCGAAAAGCGGCTGGACGATGCAGAACAGTTTTACCGGACGCATGAACCGGCCATGCTGGCCGGGGCGGTGGTGTCGTGGGCGGCCCGTTCGCTGCTTGATCTGATGAAAATCCGCTTTCGTGACGGTCACAGCACCTTTGACAGCGAATACCAGAACGACCCGACCAGCGGCGAGGATGCCATCTTTGCCGGCTGTATCCATTTCTGGGTTAACCGGCTGAATGAATGGCTGTTCTATGGTGCCGTTGACCCCAGTCTGGGGAAGTTCGGCAACAACCGCCGCGACCCGTCAGCTATTCTGGTGGGCGGTTTTAACCGCTTTACCGGTATTCTGGATGTGGTGGTGGCCGATATCCGCCGCCGACTACCGGATAAAATCATCTCCGACACTATCGAGCTGCAACGCCAGTACCACTGTCTGGCGTGGGCCTTTGAATCGGTACAGTTCCAGGAGTTCCTGCGTACCGAACTGGTGAAGCGTTCCGCACAACTGGGCGTGCCTGTGCCGGCCATTCCGGTCATGCCCTCCGCCGACAAACTGCTGCGTATCGAATCCCTGCAACCCCACATGCAGAACAGCCTGATCCGCTTTTGTAAGGACGGGATGCAGACCCTGCTCGATCAGTTAAAACATTTTCCCAAAGCCGACCACGACGACGGCCCGGACGCCCTGCACATGCTGTGGTCGCTGGCCGTCTCCCGCGCGGCGGGGGTTCAGGTTAAAACAGCCTCACGGCATGGCGAAGGCGATCGCTTTGGACGTGGGGCATGGTGAGGTAACGCATGGCACAGATTGTTGACCAGTACGGCAACCCGCTGAAACGGGAAGTCCTCAAAAATCCCCAGACCGTCAGACTGGCGGAGATGTACCGCCAGTACCCGGTTCACCCGTCAACCGGGCTGACCATTCGCCGGCTGCCGCGTCTGTTGCGGGCGGCTGAACAGGGCGACCTCGGCGCACAGTCAGCCCTGTTCGCGGATATGGAAGAACGCGACGGCCATATTTTTGCCGAAATGGAGAAGCGCAAAAATGTCCTGCTGACGCTTGATCGTAATATTACGCCGCCCCCGAATGCCACCGCCGCCGAGAAAAGCGCCGCCGCTGCCGTGGCGGAATGGTTCAGTGGCGTGCCGGACATCGAGGATGTGATCCTCAACGGCATGAGTGCCATCGGTCACGGGTTCAGTTGTCAGGAGATCCAGTGGGCCACGGTGGAAAAAATCCTTATTCCGCAGAATCTTTACCTGCGCCCGCACTACTGGTTCCGCTCCCTGCCGGAACAGGGAGACCAGTTGCGGCTGAACAGTGACGCGCCTGACGGGGACGAGCTGTGGCCGTTCGGCTGGCTGGTCCACCGGCATAATGCCCGCAGCGGATTTGTCGCCAGCAGCGGCCTGTTCCGCGTACTGGTCTGGCCGTATCTGTTCAAGAACTATTCCCTGCGTGATTTTGCTGAGTTTCTGGAGATTTACGGCCTGCCGGCGCGTATCGCGTATTACGCACCGGGCACCACCGACGAAGACCTCGACAAACTGCTGATGAGCCTGGTGCGTCTGGGACACGATGCTGTTGCCACCATCCCGCAGGGGAACGACATCAAATTTGAGAACGCGGCCACCGGCGGCGGTGACACGTTCATGAAAATGATTGAGTGGGCCGAACGGACTGAATCCAAAGTGATCCTCGGTGGCACCCTGACCACGGAGGCGGGAGAACGGGGCGCGCGTTCACTGGGGGACGTCCACAACGAAGTCCGTCACGATCTGATGGTTTCGGATGCCCGCCAGACTGAAGGCATGTTCCGCTCGTTGATCCGGATGATGCTGGCGGTCAACGGTTACGATATCCCGCTGCACCGCCAGCCCCGGATGGTGTTTGACACCCGCAAGGATGTGGATATGACCGACTTTACCGGCGGTGTGGCCGCACTGGTTGCGGCGGGCGATAACGCCATCCCGGTAAGCTGGGTGCATAAAAAACTGGGTATTCCGGAGGTTCAGGGCGATGAACCCACCCTGCAGCCCCCCGTCCCGGCATCGCCCGCAGCGGCATTAAGCCGGCAACTGCCCGTGGCGCAGGCCGCACTGAGCCAGACCGGTACGGATGATGGCGATGTGGATCCCCCGCAGCAGGCGCTGGATACCACACCGTCGTCGGCGGATGCCGTCAATGCGGCCATCACGCAACTGCTGGCCCCGATGGTGACCGCCATTAAACAGGGGATGGATGCCGATGCGGCCATGTCGCTGGTCGCCGACAGTTACCCGCAACTGGATGATACGCAACTGCGGGAACTGCTGACCCGCGCCATTTTTGTGGCTGACCTGTGGGGACAGTGCCATGCCGGATCATGACGGATTTGATCTCGCCTGGGCGATGGGGCTGCCACCGGCGGAAGCTGTGGCTTATTTTGAATCGAAGGGCTACGCCATCGGACTGCACTGGTACGACGTGGAAGCTGCCGCCCAGGCGAAAGCCTTCACCGTGGCGGGCGTGCTGAAACTGGACGTTCTGGCCGATATCCGTCGCGGAATGCAGGACATACTGAACAGCGGCGGCACCCTGCAGGATTTTGAACGGCAGTTAACGCCCGTGCTGGAGCGTAAGGGCTGGCTGGGGAAAGGTCTGGTCGTGGATGAAGAGACCGGCGAGCTGCACGGCAAACGCCTGATGCCCCGCCGGCTGGAAACCATCTTCCGGACCAACATGCAGTCGGCGTATATGGCCGGGCGCTGGCGTCAGCAGATGGCGACGGTCGGCACGCATCCGTACCTGCAATATGTGGCGGTGATGGACAGGCGGACCCGCCCGTCCCACGCCGCCCTCGACGGGCGTATTTTTCGCTACGATGACCCCGGCTGGAGCACGTTCTGTCCCCCGAACGGGTATAACTGCCGCTGCCGGGTGCGCGCCCTGACGCCGGAACAGGCTGAAGCTGAAACGCCAGGTCCCGAATCCACCGACGGACGGCTGGAGACGGTCGACCAGGAATACGGTATTCCCGGTCTTACCCGCAAAGCCACCGGCTTTCGTGACCCGAAAACCGGCCAGTTGTTTGTGCCGGATCCGGGATTTGGTATCAACCCCGGTCAGGTGGCGTGGCAGCCTGAACTGGACAAGTACGAGACCCGTCCCGCCCGCCAGTACATTACTGCCAGCCTGACCGGGCCAGATTTTGCCCGGGGTTATGCACAGGCGAAGGCCGGAAAGGCGCAGGCGGCCCAGTCTTATCCGGTCGCCATACGGGACGGTGAACCCGGCCAGCGGCGTATGATTTCCCTGATGCAGACCGACATGGCGGCGCAGGTACGGCGGGACAGCCCGGTCACGCTGGCGGATTATCTGCTGGCGCAGCAGGCGATTGAATCCCCGACCCGCGTTATTGATGTGCCGCCCCTGCGCTGTTATGCCCTTGAATGGCAGGATGGCTGGGTCGTATCTGTCGTCCGGGATCACATGCTGACCGACGTCCGGCGCGGCCCGGCACTGGACGACCTGCTCCCGGAGGCGTGATGTACACCATTGAGATTGACACCACCGGCTTTGAAAAGTCCCTTAACCGCCTGATTAAAGGGCTGACGCAGCGCAAACCGCTGATGCAGACGCTGGCGATGCATATGCTGTTTGCAGTGGAAAAAAACTTTCAGCAACAGGGCCGCCCCGCGTGGGCGGGCTGGTCGCCGCGTTATGCCCGTGAGGCCAGCCGGCGCGGGCAGACTAACATCCTGCAACGTTCCGGGCGGCTGGCGGCCAGCATCACCCCGGCCAGCGACAACGACACCGCCCGCGTCGGCACCAACGTAAAATATGCGGCCATTCACCAGCAGGGCGGGAATATTCATATTGCGGCCCGCAGCCAGCAGGCGTATTACCGCCAGTACAAAAACGGCAGCGTGGGAAGCCGGTTCGTAAAAAAAGGCCGCAGCAATTACAGCGAATGGCACACGCTGCCGGAGTACAACATTACGATGCCGGCACGCCCGTTCCTGTCACTGGAGGATTCGGATAATGCGGCAATGGAAGACAGCGTGCAGCGATATCTGCGCGGTCTGACAGGCGGATAACGCCAGACGCGCTCAGACGCCCGTGACGGCGTTTTCTGCTTTCAGGGGTACGAATGCACGTCCTGCCCCCTTTGCGCAAAATTTAAAAGGTGTTTAAATGCCTTCCTGCGCGTTTCTGATTTCCCCCGCCCGCTGATTTTCTTTTTCCATCCCGGGACCGGGTGCTGAACCCGGTCAACTGCTTCGGTTGTCCCTGTGCCGGTACGCTGGCCCCATGAAACCGTTATTTGCTGCCTTATCCCTTGAACTTCCCTCTGGCGTCATTCCGTCCGGGCGGGTCCGCATTCTGCCCGCCGGGTCATTCCGGGGACTGGACGGACGCCCGAAGGAGTGCGCCGCATGGGTAATGAATGCTGTCTGCGCGCAGCGCCTGATTAACCAGGTCAACAACCAGAAGACCGAGCTGTGTTTCGACTATGAACACCAGACGCTGCGGGCCGCGCAGAATGGCAGGCCTGCCCCGGCAGCCGGCTGGTTTAAAACTCTGGAGTGGGTCGAAGGTGACGGCCTGTACGCCACCGATGCGCGCTGGACGGATGCCGCCAGCGCGATGATCTGCGCCCATGAATACCGCTACATCTCCCCGTGGTTTCGCTACTCCGCCACCACCGGCGAAGTACTCTCTCTGGTCAACGTTGCGCTGACCAACATTCCCGCCCTGGACGATCTGGATGAAGTGGCGCAGGCCGCCGCATCCCGTCTGGCGGCGTTATCTCAAACCCCGTCCGAACAGGAGTCCTCCCCGATGGATGAAGAACAGGTCAGTAATCTGCTGGCGAATCTGCGCTGGATTTTCAATCTGCCGGAAACCGCCACAGCAGAAGACATTAAAGCTGAAATCGACAAGGTGATCGCCGCCATGAGCGGGGGTCAGGGTACGGCAGCCGCCAGTCAGGGGCTGATGCCGTGGATTGATGCCAAAGACAACCAGTTAACTGAGCAGACCACCGCGATGGCCGCCCTGTCTGCGACCGCTTATGACCCGGCGAAATATGTCCCGATTGAAGCCCTGAACGATGCCCTGCAACGTCTGGCGCAGGCTGAACGTGCGAACGCCGGGCATCAGGTCAATGACGTGGTGCAGGCGGCACTGTCTGACGGGCGTCTGCTGCCGTCAATGGAAGACTGGGCGCGCACGCTCGGGCAGAAAGACATGACCGCCCTGCAGACGTATCTCGATAACGCCACACCGCTGGCAGCGCTGAGCCAGTTACAGACCGGCGGCACGGTCCCCTCCGGCGCGGCCACCACAAAGCAACAACAGGACACCGGCGTCACGGCGCTGGACGATGAGGCGCAGGCCATCTGTTCCTCGCTCGGTCTGGATCCACAGGAAATGGCGCAGGAAATCGCCGCCATTACGGGAGGTCATTAATGGACAGAAATACCGCATTTACAGACGGCGAACTGTTTGGCGTGCCGTGTGAGGCCGGCGCGGTGATTGATGCCGGTCATGTGGTCTGCGTCAACGCCGCCGGCTTTGCGATTGCCGGTACACCGGCTGCTGACAATACCGTTATTGGCGTCTCGGATGATGTCGCCGATAACACCGGCGGCGCACAGGGGGCGTGTCTGGTGATGGTCCGGCGCAATAAGGCGTTCGCGCTGGATAACGACACGGCAGCCCCGGTGACGCAGGCGCTTGTGGGTAAGGACTGTTATCTGCTCGACAGCCACACCGTCACCAGTACCGACAACAGCAAGGCGAATCCGGTCGCCGGCAGGGTGCTGTGTGTTTCCCCGGAAGATGGCGTGCTGGTCCTGATTGGATAAGGAAAAACGATGATTATTAACAAAAAGAATATTCAGGTCTTTTTTGTCGGCCTGAAAAAGATTTTTAACGACGCGTTAAAACGCAGTGAAGGCCAGTGGCAGAAAGTCGCGATGAAGGTGCCGTCCAACACCTCGACGGAAGATTACACCTGGCTTGACGACTTCCCGCGTATGCGTAAGTGGATTGGCGACAAGTTCGTCAAGGCGCTGGCGGCGTTCAAATACAGCATCACCAACGATGACTGGGAAACCACCATCGAGGTCGATCGCAATCACCTCGATGATGACCAGACCGGCCAGTATGCCCTGAAGGCCAAAAGCGCCGGTCGCGCAGCGGCAGATCTGCCCAGCGATATTGTGTTTGAACTGGTCAATAACGCCTTTAAAAACACCTGTTACGACGGTCAGTATTTCTTTGATGACGACCATCCGCAGGCAAAGGGCACCGCGTCCAATAAGGGCAAAAAAGAACTGTCCTGCGCCAGTCTGGCAAAAGCCAAAGCCTCTTTTGGTGCGGCTAAACAGCAGATGCGCCGCTTTACGGACAGCGAAGGCCGTCCGCTGGATATCCGCCCGACGGTGCTACTGGTTCCACCTGAGCTGGAAGACACCGCCCGCGCTCTGGTGACGGTGGAACGCTTTGAGGATGGCACCACCAACATCTACCGCAACTCGGTGGAAGTGGTGGTGGAGCCGCGCCTGACGTCCCCGACCGCGTGGTTCCTGCTGGACACCACCCGCGAGGTGATGCCGTTCATCTACCAGGAGCGTAAAGCCCCGGTGCTGGTTGAACAGACTGACCCGGAAGCGGATGACGTCTTCATGCGCCGTAAATACAAATTTGGTGCGGAAGCCCGCGCTGCCGGCGGTTACGGCTTCTGGCAACTGGCTTTCGGCTCTACCGGTGAGGAGGCAGCCTGATGATTTACATCACCTCAAAACGCGACGGCTTCTGGCGCTGCGGTATTTCCCACCGCGAGACCACCACCGCTTACCCGGATGACCGCTTCACCCCGGACGAACTGGCGCGGCTGGAAGCAGAGCCGATGCTGATTGTGTCCCGTGACGCCCCCGGCGATGACGGTGCCCGCTCGCAGCTTCAGGCGCTGAAATCCGCACTACAGAAAGCGGAAGCCGATGTGGACCATCTGTCCGGGCAGGTGCTGACGTTACAGAAACAGGTCAGCGACCTTACGGAACAACTGACTGAAACGCAGGATGCGCGCGACAGTCTGGCGGCAAAACTGACCGCCATGACGAAAGAGCGTGATGCGCTGAAGGCACCGGCCAAAGGCGACAAGCCGGCGGCAAAAAAATAACGGGGTGAACCATGTATGCGACACCGGAAGACATGCTGCTGGCCTTCGGGGAGGATGAATGCGCCGCCCTGTGCGACCCTGACTGTGTGGGGTTACCTGATATCCCCGTTATGCAGGGGGCACTGGAACGCGCCAGCGCGGAGATTGACGGCTATCTGGTAGCGCGTTACCCCACCCCGTGGCCGGACACGCCACGCATTCTGATCGGACGGTGCTGCGATATTGCCCGCTATCACCTGGCGACCTCGCGGCGCGTTCTCAGCGATGAAATCCGCATCCGCTATGAAGATGCGATCCGGTTTCTGGAGAAGGTTGCCGCCGGGAAAATCGGCCTTGGCCGGACGGCAGACGGTGAGCAGGTGAAAGCCGGTTCGCAGATGCGGTTTATTTCCGGCACCCGCCAGTTCGGACGGGATGCCACCCGGGGAGGTGCATTTTGATCGGCAGGATTGAACAGGCCATCTGTGACCGCCTGACGCAGGGGCTGGGGAAAATGCAGACCAGCGTGACCACCTACGGCGGCGAGCTGGATGACGACCTGGGGAAAATTGTTCGCCGTCTGCCGGCGGTCTGGGTCACGTTCGGCGGCATCACCGGCACCGAACCGTACAGCCTGTCGAAGCGCCAGTGGCGAACCACCGGCAGCTTTGCGGTTATCGCCGGAGATTACAGCATCCGCGACGAGCAGACCTCCCGACAGGGCGGGCCACGCTATAACGAGGTGGGGACCTATAACCTGATTTACGCCATCCGCCGGCTGCTGACCGGGCAGGATCTGGGGCTGAAAATCAATCCTCTGAAACCGACCCGCGTGCGCACGTTGTTTAACACCCGTCTGGAGACGAGAGCGGTCTCCGTTTTTTCGCTGGAATTTGAGGCGGTCTGGCTGGAAGAGGCACTGCCCTGCGGGGCGTGGCCGGAACCCTGCGACAATACCGGCGACCGGGAACATCTGTTCACAAAATACCGGGGCAAACTGGCCGAACCGGCCCCCGACCTGTTACGGGTCGGTATGCGTTACCACCGTACCGGCGTGGATGATACTGATGCACCGGAAGACCTGGTGAACCTGAGAGATAACACACCATGAAAACATTAACCGTCAGGGCGGCTGAGGGGCTTTCGGTCCCGATGGAAGACAACCCGCGCCGCCATATCGGCGCAGACCCCGTGACCGTACCGGACCGGGCGTATTACCGCCGCCTGCTGCGCGCGGGCGATTTGCTTGATGCCACCACTGAAACCGCCGCCACAGAAACGGTGACCGGAACGGATGCCGGGGCCACCGCTGCTCCGGCTGAGACGAAAAAGAAAACACGGGAGACCCGCGCATGACCATCGCTTTTGACACCATTCCCGGCTCTGTCCTCAAGCCGGGCGTGTATATGGAGTTCAATACCCGGATGGCGGTGAACACACTGCCGGGTAATGAGCAGACCGTACTGATTATTGCCCCCATGCTGCCGGCAGGCAGCGCCACGCCGCTGAACGCAGTCAACGTTTTTTCAGACGATGAGGCGGCGGTGCTGTTTGGGCGCGGTTCGCTGGCGCACCTGATGGCGAAAGCGGCCATTGACGCCAATGCTTACCTGCAACTTCAGGTTATCGGTCTGGAGGATGATGTCGCAGGTGTGGCGGCTGCCGGCACGGTCGCACTGACCGGTCCGGCTACGGGCAGCGGTACGCTGTCGCTGTGGGCCTGTAACACCCGCCTCGATGTGGCGGTGTCCACCGGCGACAGCGTTGACACGCTTTATCATGCACTGGCTGATGCCGTGAACGCCACACTGTCCCTGCCGGTCACCGCGTCCGTTGCCACAACCGGGCAGGCTCCGGCCACAGTGACCACACTGACCCTGACCGCCCGCCAGAAAGGGGCATGGGGGAATGACATCGTGCTGCGAACGGCCTGTTCCGCGCCGGGTGTCACGGTGACGCTGACCGCCATGAACGGCGGCGCAACGAACCCGGATATTCAGCCGGCGCTGGATGCGGTGTTTGCCGCCGGTCATCACATTATTGCCATCCCGTGGGCTGACCAGACCACCCTGCAGACCCTACGGGAACACCTGAAAAATACCGGGAATGCGATGGAACAGCGTGGCGCTGTGGGCGTGGCTGGCTGGCCGGGCAGTCTGGCGACCGGCACCACGCTTGCCGGTCACAGTAATGATGGTCGTACAACTATCGGCTGGCACCCCGGGTCGGTCTGCCTGTCCGGGGTGATTGCGGCGGCGTATGCGGCGGTCATCGCCTCTGAAGAAGACCCGGCCCGCCCGCTGAATACGCTGGCGCTGGCCGGACTGGATATTACCGCGCCGTCAGCCCGTGCAGGACGTACCGAGCAGGAGAACGCCCTGCACAACGGTCTGACGCCGTTTGAAATCGGTCCGGGCGACGTGGTGCAGATTGTCCGCGCGGTCACCACCTACACGAAAAACGCCGCTGGCGTGGATGACCCGGCCATGCTGGACCTGACCACCATCCGTACACTGGATTACACGCGTAAGGCGTGCCGGCAGCGTATCGCGCTGCGGTTCCCGCGCGAGAAGCTGCGTGACCGTACCCGCGAAAAGGTCCGCTCCGAGCTGCTCGATGTGCTGCTGAAACTGGATGATATGGACATTCTGGAAAATGTCGAAGCCAACAAGGACAAGCTGCGCGTCGAGCGCAACGGGCAGGATGTGAGCCGGCTGGATGCAGTCATTCCGGCGGACGTGGTGAACGGGCTGCATGTGTTTGCGGGCCGTATTGATTTGTACCTGTAAGGGGATAACGCATGTTAGATGAATATGTGGGCGCTATCGTGCTGGAGGTTGACGGGGAGGAGTTCGAGTGCTCCGACCTGGATGTCCAGATCAGCACCGGGCGCAAGCTGGTAAAGACCATGAACAAAACCGGGCGCGCCAAAGGCTTTACGCGCGGTATTGCGACCTATGAACTGAGCCTGTCAGTGGTGATCCCGCTGTCCGGCGACAAGGACTGGGCCGGCATGGAGGGGGTGAAGGTCACCCAGTACCCGGTCAGTGGTTCCGGCGGTAAGCGCACGTCCTATCTGGACTGCTTTGTGACGGATGTCGGGGCCAAATATACCGTGGATGGCGAAGCCAAACGCGATATCAAAATGGCTTCGTTGCGTGAGGTGATCGAATGACGGACAAACAGACCCTGACCGTGGCCGGCGAACTGGAATACGGTGTGGCCTTTAACGGTGAACTGCATTACGACTTTGAGATGGTCCTGTCCACGATGGCGCAGACCTATCAGGCGCTGGATGCCACCGAAGCTGCCTGCGGCACCACTGAGGGGGCCAAAGCTGACCTGTATTACCGTATGGCGCTGATGACGCGCACGTTGCGTCGTCTTGGCACCATCCCGCCTGACGCCCTCACGCCGGAACTGCTGCTGGCTGAGCTGACGGCGGAGGACTATGACCGGTTGCTGGATGCGACCATTGCGGTTAAAAAAAAGCGGCAGCGCGTGAAGAGCGCCGCGCCGGACTCCGCCTTGCCATCCTCGCCCTCGGCCCCCACGGCATAACGGAATCACGCATATCAGCCATGAGCCGTCCGGAGCTGGACGGCTGGCTTAACGCGCTGGGTGTGTACAACAATCCCAAATCAGCACGCCAGACCACCACAACCCGCAAGCGGGTGAAATCCCTGCGACAGAAGAAAACCCGGAGGACATGATGGCCCGTGATTTTAAGCTGTCGATGTCGTTAAACCTCAAGGACAACGCCTCAAAGCTGCTCGCCGACCTGTTAAAAGAAGGGACAAAGCAGGCATCTGAAGCGGAGAAAGCCACAAAACGCCAGAGCGAGGAGCAGCAGAAATCCACAAAAGCGGCCATCAGTCTGGAGCGTACCCGTGCCGCCGAACTGCGGCGCAATGCCAGAGCGCGGGAGGCGCTGGGTATCAGCAGCGAGCAGACCATCCGCCGCCAGATAGACCAGACCATTGCGGCCTATAACCGCCTGACCCGCGCCGGCGTGATGTCTGCCACGGAACAGAGCCGCGCCTTTAACCAGATGCGCAGCCGCGTGGCCGCACTGCGAAGTGAATTGCAGGGCGTGACCCGGCTGGAGCGTGCCCGCCAGACTGGCAGAAACGCGATGACCATCGCCGGCGGCGTGGCGGCTGCCGGTGCGGCTCTCGTACAGCCCATCCGTAAACAGATGAGCTACAGCGAACGGCTGACGGAGATGACCAACACTGCCTTCAGCGATCAGGATATTGCCGGACGAACGGCGGGGATGCAGCGCCTTGACAAGCTGATACGTCAGAACGTCCAGTCCAGCGGACTGAGTAAAGAAGGCGTGATGGATGCGGCTAATGAACTACTGGCTAATGGTCTGAGTGAAAAAGAGGTTAACGCCCTGCTGCCTTCCATTACGCGTTCTGCTTCCGCAGGCAAAACAGACCCGGTACAACTCGCCAAAATAGCAACCTCAGCACTCCAGAGCTTCAAAATACCCAAAGAACAAATGGGCCGGGCGATGGATATGATCCTTGCCGCCGGGCAGGCGGGCGGGTTTGAACAGTCCGATATGGCTAAATGGCTGCCAGCTCAGATGGCTGCGGGATCCAATATCGGTATGTCTGGTCTGGATGGTTTAAAGAAAATTCTTGGCCTGAATGAAGTTTCCGTTACCACGGCTGGCAGCAAAGATGAGGCCGGGAATAACGTGGTCAATCTGCTGGCAAAGATAGGGAGTCAGGATGCTGCCCGCGCCGCTGCGCGTATCAAGATCAATGGTAAAGGGATTGATTTACCCGGCACCCTGGCAAAAGCCCGCGAAAACGGAATGGATCCCTTGCAGGCGTTCGCAGGAGTAATTAATAAGGTTGTTAGTCAGGATAAACGTTATCAAAAGCTGCAAAATGAACTGGAAAAACTTCCAAAAGGTGACAAGGCCGGACGTGATAAAACGCTTGATGCCATGCTTGCCATTCTGAAAGGCGCAGGACTGGGGAAAATTGTAGCGGATCGACAGGCTTTGATGGCATTAACAGCATATATGAATGGCGGTGACTATCTGAAACGGGTCAATGCCAAAATTGAAAAACAACAGAACCTGAAACCCGGCGAGAAAAGCGCCACCGACCTGAACTTTGAATTCAACTCACAGCAGCCCTGGCACAAAGCAGACCAGGCAAAGAACGCCTGGGATTTTGCTCAGATGGATGCGGTAAAAGGGCCGGCACATCTGGTAGGGACTTTCGCCGGCGGCCTGGCGGATGCGGCTGAAAAGTTCCCCGGACTGGCAACGGCTGTTGCTGGCGCGACAACGGCCATTCAGGCCATGACGCAGGCCGCGCTGGCCTTCGCCGGGCTGAAATTCCTGACGGAAGGTCTGGGTGGGCTGGTTGGTAAGGTGGGAACGGCTGCTGAAGGTGGCGCTTTGGTCAGCAAAGTGGGGAATGCTGTCACCGGGGGGGAGAAGACGCTCTCCCATGCAGCAGGAACGACCGGGCGCGGTTTTCTGGGGCGCATTCTGGGAAAAGTATTTGCCCCGCTGGCGCTATATGAGGGGGCGGAAGATGCGCCCATCGTTCAGGTCGAGCGCGCCAGAGACAAACGTGCACGTGTTGAGGCGGCTGGCTACAAATTACCGGAGGGCTTCAGTTCCCCCGGTCTGCTGGATGTATGGGATGAATGGCATACACCTTCCCCCACCCGTGAGACCATTGCCCCGTCACAGGTCCTGTCAGTGACGGACCCGCGCCGCTACAACTCCGGGCTGGGTGGTAACCAATATCCGGGGCAACCCCAAAAAATTGAGCTGAACAATAAAACCGTGCTGGAAGTGGACGGTCAGACGCTGGCCGAAGTGGTCAACCGTTACAACGTGCAGGACGCAGCCCGTGGCACCGGGGCGGGAGGTGGTCAGTGAGCTGGCAGGATAACCGTCTCGACGCCAGCTTCCGGGGCGTGATGTTTGAAGTGCTGCGGATACAGGACAGCGTCAGCCGCGACCATGCGGACCATGAGTATCCCAACATTGATGGCGCTGACGTGCATGACCTCGGGCGTAAGGCCCGCACTTTCCGACTGACAGCCATTATCCGGGGCGAAGATTATGATACCCGGTTAATGAATTTTCTGGCTGAGCTGGACAAACCCGGCTACGGCGAACTGGTGCATCCGGTCTATGGTGCTATCCCGAAAGTGCAGTTAACTGAATATCAGGTCAGCCATGAAGCGGATAACCTGGACAACTGCACGCTGGAACTGACGTTTCTGGAGTCTGTCACCGGCACAGACTTTATTACCGTTACCCCGGAACAGCACTGGTGGGATGCCATCCTGAACGCGCTGGATGACCTTAATGACAAACTGGCGGCGCTGTATGATGCCGTATTCGGCCCCTATGAGCGTTTTAAAGGGCTTTTAAACAAGGGTAAAACGGCATTATCAGCCCTGCAGAACACGCTGATCATCATGCGTGGTGGCGTGGCCGGTACGCTGCGGGACACGCAGGATTTTCTTGATTATCCGGGGCGCTATATTAACGAGCTGGGGGAGATTCTGGACACCCGTTCACTGGTTGCCGGTGCGCTGGAAAACGGTCCGTTGCGTCATGTGGCAGGCGTGGTGGCAGTGACGTTCACCCCACAGGGGGGCGCACTCACCCCCACCGCCAGCCTGCTGAATGTCGGCTCCCGCGCGGCAGACTCCACATCGCCACAGATTCAGTCCCTCACCCCGGTACTGTCTGCGTGGAAGGCTGACGCGGCGACCATGACAACGCTGATAACCCTCCCCGAAGCCCTGGTGAAGGGGACACAAACGGCAGTCATTGCCATGCCGGCAACGGCCACCGTGGCAGACATTGCTGATGTGACGGTTCTGCATACGGGCATTGCCGCCATGAAGCTGGTGCAGAACGCAGTAGATATTCTGTCCACACCGGCAGTGACGGAGGTGCTGTCACCCGATGACATTGAGACCATCGCGGATGTGGTCAGGACCGGTATTCAGCAGGCCATCACAGCCATCCGGACCCGTTACCAGCCTGCCTCTGCAACGGTCAGCGCCGATACGCAGCCGGTCGGGCTGTTGTGGCTGCCGGTTGTGGAACAGTTGCGTAACGTGGCGCTGGGCGTACAGGTACTGGCGGAACAGGTGATTTCCCGCCGTCCGCCGCTGACCATCCGCACGGTGAAACAGGACACCTGCCTGCACCTGCTGGCGCACCAGTGGTATGGCGACTACAGCCGCGCCGGCGAGCTGCTGCGCCTCAATCCGGGGCTGCGTAACCCCAACGCCATCAAAAAAGGAGACCGCCTCCATGCTTACAGCCGGTAATGCCGCCGCCACAGCCGAAAAAATCACGCTTCTGCTGGCCGGCGGTGCCCGCAGTGACTGGCAACGCTACCGGATTGATTCTGACTTTCTGAAGCCGGCGGATGCGTGGAGCCTCTCGCTCGGACTGCCCGGTAACGTCTTCCCGGCGCAGGCGGTACGCGGCGCTCCCGTCCAGCTACAGGTCGGCGGTGAAACCGTTCTGACCGGGCGGATTGACAGTGTACAGCGCCGTATCGCCCGTCAGGGCCAGATGACCCTGACGCTGAACGGACGCGACAATGCCGCCATTCTGGTGGACTGTGCGGCCCCGATATTCAGCGCCAGACAGTTAACCCTCGATGCGGCCATCGCCACCATCGTAAAACCGCTGGGGGTGAAACGCATCCGTATTCAGGCGGACGGTATGACCCGGCACGACAGCATCCATACTGAACCCGGTGAGCGGGCGTGGGATGCGCTGGTCCGTGTGGCCGCAGGCCGGGGTCTGTGGCCGTGGTGTGACCCGGACGGGACGCTGGTAATTGGTGGCCCGGATTACACCCGTCCGCCGGTTGCCACGCTGGTACTGAAACCCTCCACCGGTGAGGTGAATGTGCTTTCCCTGGAAGATACCAGCAGCATTAACGGCTGCTATTCCGAACTGACGGTGCTGGCCCAGAGCCACGCCTCACAGGCGGACAATCTGGCTGTACCGGATTTGAGCGACACACCAGCTCCCGGTCAGAACGACGACGAAACCGGCAGCGACAGTGATGATGACTGCGGTTGCGGTGAAAGCGGCCATTACAGCCGCAGCCGGACGATAAAAGACCCGGATGTGCCGTATTACCGTCCGCAGGTTCTGGTTGTGGGCGACGTGGACAACCCGGAGCAGGTGCAGTTCCGCGCCCGTAAGGCAATGGCGGATGCGCACCTTTCGGGATATGACCTGCAAATCGACGTTCCCGGCCACCGCACGCCCGGCGGGCAACTGTGGACACCCGGTCAGCGGGTGCATGTCATCAGCGAGCCGCACGACATCGACGATACATATTTTCTGATGGGGCGGAGTTTCAGCGGCGGCAGGCCGGGTGGCCAGACTACCACCCTGCGCCTGAAAGAGGACGGTATCTGGATCCCCGACGCCTACCCCACATCCCGCCGCCATCACCGACACAAGCGCAAAAAGAAAACGGAAGAACTGGCCGTTATACCGGTCTGGGAGATGAAATAATGTGGAATGCCGTCAATCAGCGTATTAACCGGGCGCTGGCCCGCATCCGTCTGGCTTTCCGCACCGTGCTGACCACGACCGACAGCGATGGTAAAGTGCAGACCGTACAGGCCAAAGGGCCGGGACCGGAGGTAGCCCAGGGCAACGAACTGTTCCAGCACTATGGCTTTACCTCCGTGCCACTCCCCGGTACGATGGCCGTGTTTCTGCCACTGGGGGGCATCACCACGCACAGTATCGTGATTGCCACCGAGCATGGCGCATACCGGCTGAAATCCCTGAAACCCGGCGAGGTGGCGCTCTATACTGATGAAGGGGCTAAAATCGTCCTGAAGCGCGGAAAACTCATTGAAGCCGACTGCAACACCTTCCGGGTCAACTGTAAGACATGGGAAGTGAACGCCGAAGAAAAAGCAGATTTTAACACCCCGATGCTGACGGCCAGCGAACAACTGACCGCACAGCAGACCATCCACGGTAACGGCGGGATGGCAATCAAAGGCGGCGACGGCGCCACCTTTGAGGGCAGTGTTAAACAGACCAGCGGCGACTATGAAACTGACGGCAATGTCATCACTCCGGTGGCAGATATGAACAGTCACCAGCATCCGAAAGGTCACGACAACCAGCCGACCGGCACCCCCATAAAGTAACCGCTGAACCCGCTCAACTTCTGCCCTGTATCCCATGCTGTCAGACTGGCAGCATGGACAGGCAATTATCCCCCGAAACCGGTGATTACACTGGCATCCGTACATCCGGACTGGAAAACGCAGCTTACCTGCGGCTCAGAACGCCGCTGGGGTCGTGGTGGGCGGCTCCGTCACTGGGTTCCCGCCTTCACGAACTGGAGCGAGAGAAAGACCGTCAGCGTGTGTATGTGCTGGCCCGGCAGTATGCGCAGCAGGCGTTACAGCCCCTGGTTGATGATGGCCGCGCGACGTCCATTACCGTGACGTCAACCCGCATTAAGTCCGGCTGGCTGTATCTGCATGTGGAAATCATGACAGCCGCAGGGGAAAAGGTTGCCTTTAAACACCCGGTAAAGGTGATTTAAATGGCGTTTATCACGAAAGACCTGGCGACCATCCGCGACGACCTGCTTCGCGACCTGAAAAACCTGCTGCCGGATGCGGATATCAGCGAGGACAGCGATTTTTATGCGCGGGCGTCTTCGGTCGCCAGCGTGGCGGAAGGACTGTACCAGCACCAGAGCTGGATAGTCCGCCAGATATTCCCGGACACCGCCGATTCTGAATACCTGCTGCTGCACGCCCGCACGCGGGGGCTGAGCAAACGCGCAGCCACTACAGCGGAAGGTATCGCCCTCATTACCGGCGCTGTCGGCAGCACCCTTTCCGCCGGGAGCACGATTCAGGGGGATGACGTTTCCTGCACCACCCTGGAAGATATCACCCTGACAGCCAACACCGGCACTGTTAAGGTCCGGGCATCCCTGAGCGGCACCGCCGGCAATATCAGCGCACCTGTGGCGGCGGAGCTGGTCTCCGCCCCGGCAGGTATTAACAGCCGTGTGACCATTCAGACACTGACCGGCGGCACCGATGAAGAGACGGATGCCAGTCTGCTGGCGCGCCTGCTCGATATCATTCGCCGCCCGCCTGCGGGTGGAAACAGATACGACTATCGTCGCTGGGCGCTGGAATGCGACGGCGTGACGGGGGCGTATGTTTATCCCCTGCGCCGGGGACTGGGCACGGTGGATATTGCCATCACGTCTGCCGGCAGCCTGCCGTCTGAAAGCGTCAGAAAAGCCACGCAGGCGCATATTGATGATGTGCGCCCGGTGACGGCTAAAGATTCACTGGTGCTGGCACCGACGCAAAAGACCGTTGATTTTGACATTATCGTGACCCCCGACGGGATATTACCGGATACCGCGAAGCAGGACGTTATTGCCACCGTAAAAAATGCCGTTGCCCGGATTGAACCCGGCCAGCCATTAATTAAAAGTCAGATTGAAATGCTGATTTCACTAATTACCGGCATTGCCGACCGCAAAATCGTCACCCCCGCTGATAATGTCGAAGCCCTGGTGGATAAAACCCATCTGGAATGGCTGGTCTGCGGGAATATCAATGTGAGGCTGTCATGACATACGCCACCCTGCTGGGGCAACTGCTGCCCCCGGTCAGTTATGACCCGAACGCCCCCCGACTCGGGGCAGAACTGCACGCCGAAGGTGCGCAGTTTACCTGCGTGGAACAAAGCGCAGACCGGGTATCAGGCGGCATCACACCGTTGTTTGCACAGGCACTGCTGGCAGACTGGGAACGCGTAACCGGACTTTCTCCGGGCGAACACGACACCTGCCAGCAACGGCTGGCGGCGGTACTGGCAAAACTGGCTGAAACCGGCGGATTAAGCCGGGCTTATTTTATCCGCCTGGCCGCGAACCTCGGTTACACCATCACCATCGAAGAGCCTGATGTATTTCGTGCGGGAGTAAATCGCGCCGGTGACAGCATTAATTCCCCGGACGTCATCTGGGTCTGGCGGGTAAATGTATTCAGCTCAAAAATTCAGAATTACCGTTTCCGGGCGGGATGTTCTGCGGCGGGTGAACGATTGTCTTATTTCGCCGATACAGTAATTGAATCTGTATTTAACGATTTAAAACCCGCACACACTTTCTGTTATTTTACTTATCAGGAATTATAACTTATGCAGGATTTAATGCCCCCCGTTTCCACCCCTGATAATGTCTTCCATGACGGGAATCCGGCGACAGGCGAGCTGGGAACCATTGTATCAGCCGAATGGCTCAATAATACCCAGGGTGCAATCCGGGATATTCAGGCCGAATGTATCAGTGTGCTTGCCGCTGCCGGATTTAAGCCCGACCCGGCAAAAAAGCAGTTACTGGATGCAATTAAAGCGATTGTGGGGAATGAAGTCCCCGCAGCCTCCACCACGCAGGCCGGGACAGTGAAACTGTCCAGCGCCACAGACAGCGACAGTGAGACCGAAGCCGCCACGCCGAAAGCGGTTAAAGCGGCGATGGACACGGCGAAAGGACGTGTCCCCGCATCCCGTAAGGTTAACGGCCATCCGTTGACCACTGATATTAACGTCACGTCTCAGGATATTTTCGACCAGCAGGCGGTGGTTATCGGGCCTGCCATTAATCTGAACGGTATTCAGACCCCCGGTATTTATACCTGTCTGTATACAGGCGAGACAAAGAATGCCCCGGTAAATAACCCCGGCAACCTGCTGGTCTACCGGACCAATGGTATTCAGCGCCTCCAGATTTATCAGCCCCTTTATACTGTCGATGTTTATGTCCGGTATTTTCAGGGGGGCAACACCTGGTCGGGTTGGGTAAAAAACTATGGTTGTATTTCGCGGGACGAGGCTGACTCTCAGTATCGTTTACCGGTTGGCTCAGCCATAGCCTGGCCGTCTGATGTGGTCCCGGATGGTTACGCCATTATGCAGGGGCAGTCCTTCAGTACCGCGACATACCCGCTTCTTGCAAAAGCTTACCCGTCCGGTGTTATTCCGGATATGCGGGGCTGGACAATCAAAGGTAAACCCGCCAGTGGGCGAGCTGTACTTTCTCAGGAACTGGACGGTAACAAATCGCACACGCATACCGCGCGGGCGCAGGATACCGACTTAGGAACGAAAGGCTCATCGTCATTTGATTACGGGACAAAATCGACCAATCCGACGGGCGGCCATGCACATGAATTTGGCGGTTATGTTAACTCATACTGGGGCGATTCAAATCACACTTCATTTCAGCCCGGAGGGGGTGCAAAAACACAGGCCGCTGGCGACCATGCGCATACAGTTTCTATCGGAGGGCACGAACACACTGTGTATATCGGCTCACACGGACACGTCGTTATTGTGGATGCAGCCGGTACTGCGGAAACCACAGTAAGAAATATCGCGTTTAATTATATTGTGAGGCTGGCATGATTAAATTAATTCTTTCGGCCCCCGTGCCGGCAATGGCTGCGGCTTTTGAACATTCTTTTCAGAATACCGACAATGTAGAAATTATCCCCGGACCGTTTGAAACCATACCGGAATTTGACTGCATGGTCAGTGCGGCGAACTCTTTCGGTCTTATGGACGGCGGTGTGGATGCTGCTATTACGGCATATTTCGGGTCGCAATTACAGGAACGGGTACAGCAAAATATCCTCCGTGAATATCTGGGAGAACAGCCCGTCGGCAGCGCCTTTGTTATTGAAACGGGTAACAGTAAACATCCGTGGCTGGTTCACGCCCCGACGATGCGCGTTCCGCTGATTATTGACGGCACCGACGCGGTTTATAATGCAACACGGGCTGCGTTATTAGCGATATCTCAGCACAATAAAAGCGCCGGGGAAGGCCGGAAAATCAAATCGGTTGTGTTCCCTGCGATGGGGGCCGGGTGTGGTCAGGTATCCCCGGACAGTGTCGCCCGGCAAATGAAGCTGGCGTGGGAAAGTTTCAGTAATCCACCCAAAGCAATCAACTGGCAATACGCCAGCGCCCGCCAGAATGCTGTATTCAGCACAACGGCATACTGTCCGTCAAAGACGTCTTGCCCGAACGCCAGAACAGAATATATCGGTTTTGGTGAGCGCAGAACGTATTGCACAAAATCAGGTAACACCTGCATCAGCCCCCGTCACCAGGTTGATGATATTTATACTGGTGCGCATAGTCATGCTGTTTCCCTTAGCCCCAATTCTCATGCTAATCACCTGAATCCAGAATATTTATCCGGAGTAAAAAATGACGTTTAAAATGAGCGACACCCCTCAGACAATTAAGATTTATAACCTGCGTTCAGATACTAACGAATTTATTGGCGCGGGCGATGCATATATCCCGCCACACACCGGATTACCGGCGGACTGTACCGATATTGAACCGCCAGAAATCCCTGCGGGACATATTGCCGTATTTTCCCCCGAAAAATCAGCATGGAGCCTGTCCGAAGACCACAGGGGCCAGATAGTATACAGAACGGATACCGGGGAAGCGCTTTATATCTCAGAACTGGGGCCGTTACCTGAAAACGTGACAACGCTTTCTCCTGACGGTCAGTATGAAAAATGGGACGGCACAAAATGGGTGAAAGACGAAGAGGCAGAAAAAACCGCCCGGCTCCGTGAAGCGGAGGAGACCAAAAAACAACTTCTGCAACTGGCGACAGATAAAATCGCGCCGCTTCAGGATGCAGTCGATCTGGATGAAGCCACCGATGATGAGAAAGCCCGGCTTCTGGCGTGGAAAAAATACAGGGTGCAGGTAAACCGGGTGGATACCTCAAAGCCTGACTGGCCGGAACAGCCCGTCTGA